AATTCAGTTCCTTCAAAACTTAGTGGTATAGTGTCAGATCTAATAATGGCACTATTTAAATCAATATCATTTGGAGACTGTTTTGGAGTAACCTGTAGTGTTTTTTGGTATACTCTGACTTGAACATCAATGTTTGGAAGAGGAACAAAAGTTAAGTTTGTATTAGTTGTGGATTTTGCAGCACCGATGGTTCCTAGTTCAATATCTGAAGTCAAAAATGCGTATTCCGAAATTGATGGATTGTAATTAGAGTCATTTGTCAAAACAAGTTCAGAGAATTGAACTCTATTGTTTGTTGTGTCATGAATTTGAACATAATAAAGAGCACCATCATGTGGATCACTGCTAGTAGTTCCAAATCCAGCAATCACAGATGCCTGTGGTGAGCTAGAAGATGCTATTGAGACATAATGCGAGGACAGCTCACCTTTGTATAAAACAGAGGTCCCTACACCCGTTGTAGAGGTATTTCCTAAAAGTATAGAAAGTGCTCTTACATTCACTGTAAGATTTTCATTTGGAGTGAATGTGACTAAAATATTCCCAGATGATGTTGTCACACCAACTGATCCGACAATACCTTCACCGAAGGAGGATGTCAAATCTCCAGAATCAACGTCACCGAAAAATTCGTAATAAGTATTGCTTCCATTATGCGTCAAATTGATTTCATTGAGTTGAACATTGTCATCTGATGATGCAGATAATAGAATTTTTGCCGATGTATATTGACTTGTTGAAATTGAAACTATTGTGTTTGCGGATGGTGAAGGGGATGATGATATTGCAACTGCAGTGCTTGCAAAACTTACCACATTTCCAAGACTTGCTATACCAACTGTAGAAGTTCCAGCTCCAGTAATATTGACACTGATATTTCCAAAGTTATAGCTATTATATTCATATTTTTGTGGATAGAAAAGTATTTCACCAGTATTTCCAGTTCTTCTGAAAGAGAATGAACCAAGATCTAATACTGTTTCATTTCTGCCATATGCAGTCAAATACCCATTAGACCCATCATAAACAACATTTACGATAATAATTTCTTTTTCACCAAAATAACGAGCATCTTTAACTAAAATGTAGAATTGTGCAGAATTATATTTTGATATATCAAACGTTCCGACAACAGCATAATTAAAAATACTTGGAGTGTCATCAAATTCATCACTAATATCATCTATTTCCAGAACTCTATTTGATATAAATTCAGTGTAATCCAAAAGTCTTAGATTATCAAAATAAATTTGATCAGAAACTAAAGATCCACCAAAAGTTTTTGTAAATTCTTTGGCAAAAGTAAAATCTTCATAACAATCAAAAGATTTTTCCTCTATCAAATCTGCAAAAGAAGAAACATCAGAACTTAAAATATCAAATGTTGTTTTAATACCAACAGATTCAGATTCTACTTGTAAATCAGAAAACTTTTTAAATCCAAGAGTATGTGTAAGCAAATCAACTTTTTTATCCCATTTTTCAATGGGAACTTTGGATTTTAGTGAATAAGAGAAGTTTTGATAATAATCACCGTCTTGCAGAACCTGCAAAAATGTGCTTAATCTTCCAGTATCTTTATTATAATCTTTTAATTTTTCATTAAAAGAATTTACCACAAAACTTCCATTAGTTGAATAAACATCAATAACTTCTGCTCTATTATCAGTTGTTTTACCTCTAATTATTTCTCCAGGAAGAAGTTTTCTTTGACTGTTATTAATTTTTAATAGTTTTGAAACTTCATTCCAACTTACAACGTTTCCTACTTTTTCATCTTCAACGTAAATTTCTTCATCTCTGTTGAATTTAAATTCACCAAAATAAACAGTTGGATTAAAAGATGGAAGATATTTTTCAGGAACTATTCTTCCATATGAATTTGATGCATTAGCAAGAGAATTTATTTTGGAGAATGTTCCTGGATTACTTTGTTTGTCAAGTTTAAATGATAGAATACCAGTTGATCCTCCTATTGCACTTGTAACTCCGGTTAGAGTAAAAAGTTCATAATTATAATCGGCAGAATTATATCCAGATCCAGTTGAAGATATTCCTATACCTTCAACTAAAATTCTATCACCGACATTAAATGGAAATTCTTTCGCAGTACTAAATCCAGTTGCAAGATTTATTGTTACTAGTTTTGTAGTTGAATTGAAAGATATATTCGTTACGCCTATTCCATTATTGTTATTGATTGCAATAATTTTTGGTGGTCCATATAAAGTTTTTGTATTTGTTAAAATTTCAACTTTACTTACAATATTTCCACTGAGGTAAGATTTTAGTTTTACTTCAGATTTTATATCACCAGTTACCGAATCAATTACAACAAATGATGGCGGAACTGAATAGTTTTTTCCACCAGATGATAAACCAACTGATTGAATATTATACAATTGCTCAACATAAATTCCTTGTGGAAGTTCTGCTATTGGTTTTAAGGTTGGATCAGATGGATATTCAAATCCTGGAGTTTGAATTGAAGTTTTTAATATTTTACCTATTTTTGAACTAAATGGTGATAATATTGCACCACTTCCATTTAAAGAAGTTATTGAAGAAATACCAGGAATATTTTCATATGAAGACCCACCAAATAAAACTTCTACTTTTGAGATAGATCCAATTGCATTAGATTCTTTTGATTTATATTCGATGATTGAATTATTTTCTGTATAAGATGATTTTTCTGGATATGATTCCAAATTAAATGTAAAGGTTGTGGATCCAACTCCAGTAATTGAATAAGATCCATTGAACTTACTATCAATAAAATTCAGAGTACTTCCATCAAAAACATCTTCATCAACAATAATTTCTGATTTTTCTCTTGACAAATAAGTTTTTCCAAAAAGTGGAGTAAGTTTATAATAAAGTTTCTTGGGAATAAAGTTATTAACGGAAAGAATAAGCTTAGCATCATTAGTTACACCAACAACTCCAACTTTTGACACTTCAAATGATGATGAATTTAAAGAAGTGACAAACTTATTAGTAAAAGAAAGATCTTTATATAAATCAAAATCAAATGATTGAACCTTAGTTCCACCATCAAGATCAGCTAAAGAAGAATCAGACAAATCAAAGTTTATCGTGTATCCATTAATTATTTCTATAGGTGGATTTACCTGAGAAAATTCATGAGAGGAACCAGTACTAGATATACTTACATAATTTGGATTAGAAATAGTGCTTTGATAATAACTATCAACCAATTTAAAAGAATCTTTATCAAGTCTAACCACATAATAAATTTTATCATTGATTAATCCAGTGGCAGGAGAGGATGAGGTATAAATTAACTTATCTCCAGTCTGATATCCATGATTTGTTATTACTATAGAGTTTGTTACTGTATTAATCCCCAAACTACCAAAGGATTTTGGATTTGCAACTAATCTTCTATTAGCAGAATTATATTTTATAGTTATTGTAGTGCTTATTCCTGGTTTTACATTTAAATCAATAGACGAGTTTAAAGACAATCCATGATTTTTTCTAGAAGTTAATGTGCAAACATTTTTCTGAATTGTGGAAGTTAATTGCTGTTCTTGTGTTTTAAAACTATGATAAAGACCAGACCCGTAGGATAAGAAATAGAGTAAATTGGCTGTTGATCCAACACCAACAAATCCACCTGTAGATCCAATGCCAATTGGAAGTGTAGAAATTCCAATCAAATCATTCGTAAACTTGGCAACATATACACTTGAGTTATTATCTAATAAAGCACTTCCTACCCCAACCGTAAATACCGATAAAGAAGAGTTTCCTTCATTTGAATAAACCAATCTTTGTCCATTATTAAATCCATGATTTGGAAGATAGATTGATTGTAGACGAACAAATACTTGTCTAGATGTAGATCCTTCTGGAATGGAAATTGTGGTCCCAGTTCCAACTGTTCCTATAGCTACCGAAGTTTGTGGATTAAAAAATACTTTTCTTTGTGTGCTTGTGTTTATGGAGGTGGAGAATCCGCTATTATATGTAAATCTGCGTGAATCTTCACTTACTGTAGTATAAGCACTATACGCATAACCTGTAGTTCCATCATACTCTCTTCTAACTCTAACTCTATTAAAAATAGAATCTACATTTAGAACTAGTAATTTTTCAGTACTAACACCTGCACTGTTTGTTATTTTTAAAATATCATTTGGTCTTAAATTATTCTCATTTACAGTGTTTATGAAAGATAAGAATGTAGTCAATCCAGTTACGGACGTAGATCCAACTCCGGATGATAAAATAAAATTATTACTTACAACATTGATTGGATGAAATCCAGAAAGTTTAATGAAATTTTCATCAGATATTTTGGAAACATTAATTATATCTAAATTTGATAAATTATGAGGAGACGTTGTGACACCTTCAACAGTCCCATTTGTATCAACAATATTTAAAGAAACATTTTCAATAGTATTTGTTACTGATTCAACAGAGACAATTTGTCTTTCGACGATTTCATTAATACGAGCAATTGAACCTCTTCCATTAGTATTTCGATTATCAAATACAATAGAATCTCCAACTTTATAGTTGGATCCAATGCTTGTTACTTCTACAGATTCAATAGATCCACTAGTGACAGAATCAATCAGAGATAAATGATTTGAAATTTTAAATGGTTGAGTTAAAAACTCATACTCACTTTCAACATTATTAAGTTTATATGGATATGTGTTTTTGATATATTCTCCCGTTCCAAAATCAAAACTCTCTTGGTTTGATGATGGTAGATAGTTAAAAGTGTTTGGTTTCGCTTTGTAAGAGTCTCCAATCAAATATGGAAAAACTGGTCTTCTATAATTTCCATATGCAGAAGAATACCCATCAGTATTTGGATTTATTGTTGCAAAATATGCGTAGATTCCATCTGGATAATCTGGTGTTTTACAAAATCTTCCATTACTTTCATCTAGATCTCCTCCACCAACAAAAGTATAATCTTCCACAAAAAATCCATTTGCAAACCCAGTTGGCCTATCCGAACTCAATATCTGGGAATAACCAGAAGTCATCGGTTTTATAGAACCACCGGTTGAAGATGTATACCCATAAGGACCATATATTGGATTTCCATCATAAGCCCATCCAATAATAGGAGAGTGATTTGTTGAGAGTCTTTCAAAAGTATCAAAGATTAAATCATGATTAATATAATTTGAAGAACCATCACTGTTTTTTGATGGGAGGGTTTCTCTTAAAGATCTAGGTGCAAATAAATTTACATATTGCAATCCACCTAAAGATCCAGGAATTAAAAGACCATCATCTCCAGTTTGTGAAAAAATATCTTTGTATTTTTCTACAAGATTAACTGTCCATTTTTTAATATTTGCTCTTAATTTTACATTTTTGCCACTTGAAATCACCGTAATATCACTTCTGTTTGTAGAGAATCCTACTCCTCCATTAATAACTTTAATTGCAGTAATTTTTCCATCTTGAATTGTTGGGGAAAGTTTTGCATATGATCCCCCTCCAGTAAATGCAAACGATGGATTTGAATTATAATCTTTACCCGAATTTAAAACAATTACATTAATAATTTTGTCATCTTTAATGACGGGTTTTATGATAGCTTCAGATCCGCTATTTAATTCTAAAGTTGGTTGCTTGTCAAAATTAATAATATCTGTTGATCCATACCCAGACCCACCATTAGTGACTTGAATTGATGTTACAGATCCTCTGAACTTAGCACTTACAGTTGCTTGATATTTTTCTGTGTTAGTTCTAGAAACTCCGACATTTCCTTTAACTGTTACAGTTATCGGAGGATAATTAAAGAAATGTCTTGAAGTTCCTTTAGTTTGTAAAGTTGCGTATTGGTTTGTTAGATAATTTGAATTTGAAAGTGTGGTTCCAATTCCAGCTGATGCTAGTCTAAAATTATCATCATCAATTTTTATCACGTAGAAATTTATTGAAGTATCTAATCCAACTATGGGAGTTCCTGAAGTATTATAAGTAACTAGTTCACCGGATTGAAAATCATGTTTTGGAATATTGATGGTGCTATTAGATGTATTGATTCCAGATGGTTGTGCAGATCTCAATTTATTTTCATATCCACTACCACCGTTTATTACATTAACCGAAGTTAAAATATTTTTTCTTCTTGTAGACCTTAATCTTTGATTTCCAGTTCCTGTTGATGTAATGTTAATCTCGTTATTGTTTTGGAAAGCATCATCTTGATTGTTAAAAAGTTTGATCTTATAATCATCAACAACTGACACATAATAAACAGAATTATCTTGAAGATAAAGTTTTGTTGAAACATCACCTGAAGTTGATCCTATTCCGATTTTAGTACCATCAAATGAATTATAAATTACACTTTCTCCCAAACTGAATTTATGTTCAGTATTAAATCCAATAATATTAGTTGTTGTGCTTATAAATCCACCAGAAGAAGTTGATAATCCGATGGCATTGAAGTAAATATCGTGATAAATTTTAGATAGTTTTGCCTCAGCTACAGCACCACTTCCATTTCCACCATTTATACTAATTGATGGTATCTCTAGATAATCAAATCCACTATCAACAACTTCAACCGATTTTAATGATCCACTTATAGCACAAGTTCCAGTTGCTCCAATTCCAGTAGAATCAGTAATAGAAACTATAGGTGGATTAATAACATCATAGTCTTCCCCTCCATCTAAAACATCGATAGATTCTATTGGACCATAATAAACAACTTCTTGAGATTTATAATTGAAAATTTCAACTCCATTTATGAGAATACCTACTTTTCCATTAGGTATTGTTTTTTCTTTTTCTGATATATTAATTGGGGAATCAATTTTTCTAACTAATTTTTGAGAGGTTAGTTGCCTATCAATATTGTTTAATGGAGTTAAACTTAATGTTAAAATTGAATCAGAATAATTATTGATTTCATAAAATAAATTATTGGAAATGTTTGAATTACTTAAAGATAATTTTATATTGTTATTGTCAATTTTTTTTACAAAATAATTTCTAATTTTTCCAGTAAAGACTGTTGATGCTGATGAAACATAAACAATATCACCACTATAAAAATTGTGATTTGGTATTGTTAGTTCTGTAGTTGATGTGTTAGATGAAATAGCAACGGTTTTAGATCTATTTGTTGCTCTAATTTCATAAGATGGTAAAGATGCTGAAGAAACAACTACATTTCCATTATTGTCATAAACATCTTGTATGTCTTGCTTAAAGCTATTTTGGGTTATTGATGTTTGAGATACTTTTAAAGATCTTCTGATAAAATATAAATTTTGAAGATTTAATAAATTCCTATCAAGATTTGCAGATACTTGTATTCTTCTATCAGATAGTATTTTTCTAACTCTCCCACTAACAATACTGTTATCAATTTTGTTAACAAACTGAATATCATCATTTACAAAAAGATTATGTTCATCATAAGTTTCTACAACGAAATATTGCCCATTCCATGCAATTGAATTTGCATTAAATTTTGTTGATGTATTAAACTTCCAAGAGTTAAATTTTGAATCTTTTTTGTCTTTAATGAACCCAAGACTTTGTATTAAGATTGGATCTTCTACACTGTGATAATTTGTATTGTCTTCTACGATTACTTTTTCTAAAACTCCAGTTACTCTAACATCAATTCTATTTCCATCTGCATCAAATCCATAAGTAACATAATCGGTCGATGTTACATTTTCTCCTAACACAACTGTTGAAATACCAGAACAGTTTAAAAATTCACTATTTGTTTTTCCATTATAAGTTACAATTACATCCGTAACACTAATAGATCCTGAATTGGCGAATCCAACTGTTGAATCAACAAATAAAGATGAAGATGAAATTCCAATAACTTTAGTCCTTGGATGAATCTCAAATTCACCAAAAACACTTCCAAAAGTTCTACTATCACGATCATATCCAAAATCAACATCTACTGTATAGTATGGAACTCTATCTCTAAAGTTTGGTTCTACATCAGAAACAGATCCATATGAACTTGTCACTCCAGTTTGTGTTGTTACTTCCTGAAAAAGAACTCCTCCAGATAAATCAAGTGGATTTCCCACAATCGGACTAACAACTAGTTGTTTTACTAATCTGTAATCATTTGCCGATGGCTTTAAAAGGTAATCTTGAGGTTTTATTGTTTCTACACTTTCTCCATACAAAGATTTAAATAAAATATTATTTGCTACTGGTGTTCCTTTTGTAGTATAAAAATCTTTTGATTGAATTAAAAGATTTGGTTGATTTAAATTTCCATAAAATTCAATATTTTCAAACCCAGGTAAAAACTGGGACTTGATTTGATTAAAAAATTGTTTTAAGAATAGTGTACTTAAATTTTCTACTTTAGATCCTACTTCATGATCATCATTTTCTGTTGTTTCATAACTAACTTGTTTTCCATAAAAATTATACGTAGTTATTCCACTAAATCCTCTTATGCAACCATTAAATGTAGTGGATCCAATTCCCGTGTAAGTAATAATCTCATCATTAATTTTTAATAGTCCATATCTGTCTGGCCAACCAATGGTGCTCTGTACATAAATTATTGAGTCTGTAAAGTCAATAAATTGAGTAGTTACAGTTGATTGGTTATTAATTATATAAGAAGTATATGTACCAACTTTTACGAGTTGATCAATATTTTTTACGATGTTTATCGGTGAAGAAAAATGATCCTGGGACTCGTAATATTGTTTTAAGAAGGGACCAAAAAGAGGATACTCCTCTTGCATAAAAAGAGGTACTTGACCCTCGACTAATGTTTTTGCAGATATTCTTGTTTCTATCATATTATCTACTTATTGGTCCGTTAGAAAAACTAGATGTTCTTGAATATGAATATCCAGAAGTGTCTGCACCTGATGACATTGTATCTGAAATCATTGTTATGTTAAGTGCATCCGTATCAATCTGTAAAAATAAATCTTGCAGTCCTATAACATCATTTGATTCGGGGATTGCATCTATTTGAATAATATTTTCTGGATTTTTAATTTGTGTATCTACTATATTTAACGAGTTTAAAATAATCTCTCCTTTCTCATAGTTTATAGATCCAACATTATTTTTAATTATTTGATATTGAGTATCTGATGTTTTTTTAAAAATAAAAATACGTCCATTTAATCCATCTTGATCAGGATAATCTGATAGATAAACATCTCCAGCAACATTTCTAATTTTAAATGCTGTTGACTTTATATTAAATGGAGTTCTATTTCCACTTGTATCATACTTTAAGTGGAATTGATTACCGAAACAAATTTCATAGTCTGCTGGGTTATTTAAGTATGCTCTCAAGTCCCTTCTCATTTTTAACACAGTAATGTTAGAAGTAATAGATGGATCTACATCATCAATTACTTTTAAAAATTTACTGTATTTAAATTTACTTCCAAATCTATTTAAATCAGAAGATTTGGCAAATAAGTTAATTGCAGAAACAATTTTTGTTTTCAAATCATCAATCGATAAAGTTAAATTTGAATTATAATAAACGGAAGATTTTATTTCAACAAATAGATATTTTAAATCAATAATTTTTGGTTTTATACCGGCAACAGAATATCTCTTTAAATCACTTTCAATTTTTCTTTTTGTAATATCAGAAATATAATTATAATTTTTTGGTTTAATTGATATAAAAACATTTCCATATTGTGGAGGATCCAAATCTTCTCCACCAAAAACAGTTACTGCTTCAGTTTCTGGAAAAACTTTAGACACTATAACTTCATAATCAGATGCTGTTACAGCTCTATTTTGAGCAGCATAGGACTTTGGAGCATAGTTTCTGATAGAAGCTGCCGATTCTATATCCCCCCCACCAGAGGATATTTGAGATGTTGTAACATTTGATATTCCTAAGGATATACTATTGTTATTATTATCAAGAATTCTACCAGCAAAAGTAAATAAACCAATACCGTTAGCTGTTTTTCCTCTTGAAACAATATATGTGACAGTTATAACATTTCCGTTAGACGGTTTTTTACCAAAAACTCCATCACCAAAAATAAGTTCATATCTTTCATCTTCTATTTCTTGTAAAAGATAAACTTCACTTGTTGATCCCACATTTCCGATATTTTCAACTTGTCTGTAAGTTTTTCTTATGGTATCTGTAGTACTATTTTGAACAAAAACTCTAATTGTAGAAGTATCAATACCTGGATTATTTAAAATAAATCTCTGATTATAAAGAGAACTATCAATTACAAACGTTTGTGTTGTAAGAGTTCCTTCATAAATTTCAACGTCATTAAATGTTGCTAAAGAATTATTTACTGGAACTGTGATGTCCTCTGGAATACAAAAAGAGTAACTCTCTAAACCAAATGAATTAGATACAGCGCAAACACCAGACTTGAGAGTTAGAGTTAAAGGTTTTACATTATAAGGTGTTGTGTCAACTAAAAAAGAAATACGTGCTCTAGCACAAGATACAGATCTTGGTATATATCCTACATTTCTTGCAAGAGCAACTAAATTTTCTCTCAAAGTTGCACTACCAATGAAAACTTCATTGGCAATCATATTTGCATTAAATGAATTCAAATATGTGTTGTATGCTAAAATATCAATTAAAGTTGATAAGTTAGAACCTTCGTAATCAAAGTCAGTAAAATTTGGATCTGCTCTCAGATAATCTTTAATCGTAGATTTAATCTGATCAAAATCTAAATTTGAAAAGTTTATCTGTGGCATCTATCGAACCGTTTGAAGTATAAAATTAACTTGTTGTGGTGGTACTGGATTTCCGACGACTTCATAATCAATTAAAACGTGATAACCATTCTGATCAAAATCTGGAGTTACGTTTACAGTCCTTAAACTGACTCTAGGTTCAAAGTTATTGATTACATTGCGAATTTCATTTTCAATGTCAGTCGTAACACGAACATCAAGAATTTCAAAAAGACTTTTATTAACGTTAGTACCTAAAAGTGAGTTAAATGGTCTCTCACCATTCAGTGTTAACACTAAATTTCTTAATGATCTATTAATTGCACTTACATCATTTAATGGAAGTATATCGTATGTGATAGGATGAGCCTTAAAAGAAAGGCTGATATCCCTAAAACCACGACTAACGTTCTCTAAAGGCACAATTTTGTACTAATACTGACTTATTTATACTAAAAAAGGGACCTTTGAGGTCCCTGTAAGCATGTTTATTCATGCCATCTTTCAACATAATCATCAAATCCATCTTTTCCACCACAAGGACGAGAATATCTGTCTCTTGGTGGGTCATTTTTGCGTTTAATTGGGAAATAATCAGTGATTAATCGTGTTGTTCCCCAAGTTTCTTTCATAAATTGCGTGTTTCGATCAGGATTTGGGTTCATTGCCATCTGTTTTCTCCTTTTCTGAGGTAAAAACAGAACTTTTTACGGGGTTGCTATCCCGAATTTCTGTGATTTCGTACATAAAGTCGTCAGATGTCTCAATTTTGCGACGATTTTCGACAGAATATTCAGTTAAATCAATTTCATACCCTGGATTTTTGGTAATTCTGTTACGAGTCCATGCATCATCATACCATAAAATCTTATTATTTGGATATGCATAGAAATTTCCATTATCCATCTTGAAAAAATGAGCACATTTATGCTCAGGAGTCTCACTGAAGTTAGTATTCAAAGTAGATTTTGATTCCCACGACCAATCAAGAGTGAACAAATAGGTTCCTTCATTCTTTTCTCCGCGATAATTGATTAATTCAGCACGTAAGTTAGCCAATCTTGAACGAACTTGAACGTCAATGTAAGGAGAAAAGCAATCCCACCACATACACTCTTCTAATTGAGGAACTG